CCAGCTCTTCAATCTCGACGATGTCTTCCTGCCAATCGACGACCGTCTCCCCGTCGGCGCGTTCGGCAATACTCGCCCAGCCGAAGACCAGGCGCTGCTCATCGTCTGATTTCGCTATCCTGAAATTGCAGCGCAACTCCCCCTCGCAGGGGTCCGCCCTGGGCTGCTGCTGATGGGATTTGATATACTCCGAGAACGTCTTGCTCATGGGTATTCCCTCCGGTTGATGTTTTAACGGATTTTAATTCGCTGTGGCGTGTGTTCGTTGGTCGGTCGATGGGTTGAAAGGGTAAAGCAAGAGGCGGCTGTTTGAGCCGTCTCCGGTCGAATCTGAATTATTGAGCCTGGGCGATCAGCTCCGCCTTGCCGCCGGTGAACTTCTCCCACCTGTCGATGATGGTGTCGACGTAGGCAGGCTCAAACTCCATCACGAAGGCGCGGCGTCCGTTCTGCTCCGCGGCCATGATGGCGGTGCCGCTGCCTCCGAATATGTCCAGGACGTTTTTGCCCTGGGGGCAGCTGTTCCGAATCAGCCGGTCGAAGAGCTTGATCGGCTTCATCGTCGGGTGCAGGTCCGCGACGAGCGGCTTATCCTCCCGGATGGCGGTGGTGATCGCGTTCTCCCGCTGGGCGGTGAGCGCCATCGCGTATTCGAGCAGCTCCGCCTTGTTCATCTTCTTCAGGTCCTGGGGCTTCGCGTCGTCGATGACCGTCGCCTCTTTCCTGCTGTCAGTGAAGAAGTGCGGGCCTTCCTTCCATCCGTAGAGGCAGGGTTCGTGCTGCCAGTGGTAGTCCGAATGCCCGAGGATGATTTGGCTCTTCACCCAGATCAGCTGCTGGCGTGTCGGAAGACCGGCGCGTTCCAGCGCGGTCTCGTTCGACGTGTGGTACTTCGAGGCGTACCAAACGTAAAACGGAGCGCCTGCCGCCATCACGCTGAATGCCGCCTTGAAGGCGTCGGTCAGAAAGGCGGTGTATTCCTCTGTGCTCTTGAAGGCGTCGTTGGCGATGGGGTCGTGCTGGGTCCGCTTCTTCGTGTCGATGCCGCCTCCGAATAAGTTGACGTTGTACGGCGGGTCCGTCAGGAGCAGGTCAGCGTAGTGTCCGCCCATCAGCCGGAGGATGTTGTCCTGCTGGGTGCTGTCTCCGCACATCAGCCGGTGCCGTCCGAGCCGGTAGACGTCCCCGCGCTTCGCCTGCGGATCCTCGGGAGGCTGCGGGTCGTAGTGGTCCTCCGCTGCTTCCTTTTCCTCGGTGTCGAGCGTGTCCGGGAATCCGAAGTCAAAGCTGGAGAAGTCCAGCCCTTCGATCTCTCCGGGGAGCAGGTCGTAGTCCCACTCCGCCAGCTCCGCCGTCGCGTTGTCCCGGACGCGGTAGTCCCTCTTCTGGTCCTCCGTCATGTCGTCGTGGACCTCGACCTCCGCTTCCTTCCAGCCCAGCTTTTTGAGCGCCTTGAGCCGGGTGTGTCCGGAAAGGATGACGCCGTTTTCGTCCACCTCGATGCGGTTCCTGTATCCGTCCCGCTGGATGCTCTCCATCACGGCTGGGACGGCCTGATCGTTGATCCTCGGGTTTCGCTCGTATGGGATGATGTCCCGGAGCTTCATCGTCTTGAGGTACATCTGGGGAGCCTCCTGTCCGGTGTTTTAGATGGCGACCGATTCGTCGGGGCGGACCACGACGTTTTTCCATTTCTTGTAAACGTCGAGGTAGCCTTCCTTCCTGTCGCCGTTCCAGGTGAACTCGTAATACATGCCATCCGGGACGGTGGTGCTGAGGACGGCCTTGTTGTTCTGCAGCGCCTTCGTGAGCCAGACCACGTAGACGTCGCCCTCGGTGATCTTTCCGTTCTTGTCGGTGCTGTCGGCCTGTTCGTTGAAGTAGTGGACGACCGCCGCGATCGCCAGCTGGATGAAGTCTTGGTTGTTCATGCCGGTTTCCTCCTGTCTTGAATTTGGGCACAAAAAAACCGCCCGTAGGCGGTATGGGGGTCTGTCGTTACAATCCTCTGAATGCTTTGTCTACGCAGTCGGGCGTTGTGCAGGTGACTCGGTATGCTCCGTTGTCCAAGTCGGTGACGGTCAGTTTCTTTTTGCAGATCGGGCATTTTCGTTTCACGTTTCCGTCGCGGCGGTGTTCGTCCCAAGCGCCCATGAGGAAGAAAGTCTGCTTTTCCGTGAGCTTCTTAGTAGCCATAGAGAATCCTCCTCATGGTGTTGGTGATGTTCAGCCGGACGCCTGCCGATGCCGCTCTGTCGATGGCGTCCCGCATCAGGAGCTGCCGGTCGACGTCTGTCAGCCCTGGCGCTTTGACCGCTGCTGTGAAGCTGGCTCTCATTTCGTCCTGCCATGAGCCGAGTGGGAGCTTTGTTCCTCTGTTGGGTCGGTGTCCGTAGTACTCATGGGCCAGGACCGCCTCGACGCTCATCCTGTCTCGGGCGCTGTTTCCGTTCGGGTCCGGGAAAACATCGCCGCGAATGTTTATCAGGTCCGTATCATCGTCGTACCCTGTGCGCCCGTGTTTACCGAATCTGAACCGCGATTGGTCAGCCTCGATTTTGTCGATGGCTTCTCGAACTGCCTTTTGCTCTTTCCTGGTAAGCGTTCGCGGTTCGGCGCGGAGGCTGTTCGCCATCTGTCTTGTTTCTGCCATCATCATACCATCACCCGCTTCGGAAAGCAAGCCCCTACCCGGAATTTGAGCACCAGCCGTCGCGCCTGCCTCGGGGAGCAGCTCGATGATCGAGCCGGTGCCGTCGGTCTGTGTCTCCGCTTCGAGGACGGTGTAGCGCGGCGCGTCTTCCATCGGGGCGTGTACCTCGGTGAAGGTTTCCTCGTAGTCGTCGCCGATGCCGTATTCCTCGCCGTCGGCCATGATCTGCGCCTGTTCTCTCTCCGGTTCTTCCAGGTGCATCTGTGCCTGGGGCAGCAGGTCCACGAATTCGATCTTGTGGTGGCATCTGCAGTTGGGGTGCGCGGGCGGGTATTCGCTGCCGTTGCTGAACGGTTCATTCCAGAGGACGGTCTCTCCGTTCATCGCTCCGCAGACGTCGCAGACCTTTTCGTCCTCCGCGGTGAGCCAGACCTTCTTCGTGTCCGGTGGGAGGACGCCGTCTTCGACGTTCTGCTGGACCGTAGCATGCCACCCGGCGCTGTAGGCGTAGGCCATCTCCGTCTGCGCGATCAGTGCGGCGCGGCGGCGGTGGACCTTCGCGGCGTAGACGAGCTGCCGTTCGTGCGCCCGCTTCTCGCTGTATCCGTCTTCGATCAGGCTGTCGTAGAAGTTCTTGGTGGTCTGCGCCTGCCGCCGGGTCAGTCCGACGCATGGGCGAATGGAGCGGGCGAGTTGGTCGACGGTCATCGTGTTGGTGAGCGTGGCCTGTCGCACCAGCTGATTGATGGCGGTGTACTGCTCCGTCGTTACCTGGCGGATCAGCTGTCCGCCTCGGGTCTCGATGAAGCTGTCGACCTTTGAAAACATCGGGTCGTTGAAGTGGACGCCGTACTCGGTGCGCAGGTCCGTCGCGGCCTGGGCGATGGCGCGTTCGACGCATGGGCGGTAGGCTTCGTTGATGAATCGGCTGTAGTCCTGCTGCCAATCGCGCAGGTAGTCCAGCGAAAGGCTCCCGTCGAGGATGGCTTCGCGGAGTTCCTTGTAGGTGATGGCCTTCGCTTCGTCTCCCCACATCCGGTACAGGAATTCGCCGAGCTCGGGGCTTTCGTAATCGATGAAGGCGGAGAGCCGCGCCAGTATGTCCGTGTCTGCCATCCGCTCTCGCCTCCCCGTGTCCGCCTCGGTATCATTTTCGTGGCGTCACGAAAATGGTCTATCGTCTGCCCAGGCGCTTTCGAGCTTGCGTCGCGGCTGCCGCGTCTTCTTCCTGGGATATGTCGTCGGTATCGATATCCTGTCCCTTGTCCCTGGCGGAGCGGCGGCGTTCGTCGTCCTGGCGCTGCCGCTGATCCTGCTGCTGTTCCCTGCGCATCTGCCGGTCGAATTGTGAATCCTCCAGGCGCTCGGGAAGGTTGGCCACCTGCCGGACGTAGGCTTCGAGGTCTTCGTCCGGGGTGATGATGCCGCAGCCGGTCAGCTCTTTGATGTATGCGCTCAGGTCCTTCAGCTCGGGCGTCTCCACGTCGCCGTGGGTGAGCTGCGGGTATTCCGTGATGCCGTTGAAGTGCTCCGCGTTCAGCCCGATCAGCCGGGGGATCGCCTGGTTGTTGAAAACCTCGCAGATGACGTCGAGGTAGCTCCCCAGCGCCATGCTGAACAGGTGGGTCTTGTCGCTGCTCAGGGCGAAGCTGCCGACCTTCTGGTGCCCCAGCAGGATGAAGTCTGCCATGACCGTCATGGCGATGCGCGTGTCGTATCGCTCGATGATGGCGTTGGTGTCGAACTGCCGGGTGCCGCCGGAGGAGACCAGCTCGAACTCCCAGCCGAAGGGAAGCACCAGGCCCTCCGTCGCGTCGCGTCGGACGTTCCTGACGATCGCCTCCGCTCTGGCCTTGAGCTGCGCGTTTATCGGGTTCCATGGGTCCATGCCCTCGGGGGTGTGCATGACGGGCAGACCGGCGAGGTCGCGCTCGATGCCCATGCCCTCGATCTCTTGAATCCTGCGCTTGAAGTACCAATCCCGGTAGGCGTTCCGGAGGATGGACCGTCCCTCGGGGTTGTTCTTCCTGCTCTTCGTCCGGAAGTGCAGCGCCTTCTCAATGGGGATGGTGCACATCTGGAATCGCGGCGGCGGCATCTGCGTCATGCCGGTCAGGTTGTCGTTGTCGTCGTACTCCCACCTGAAGAGGGTTTCCTGGGAGCGGATGGGGAGCTTTTGCCAGCCGATCAATCCGTCGGTGTATTTGCTCTTCTCCCTCGGGTCCCTGCTGCTGCCGGTCCGGCGCTTGTACACGATTTCGTGGTAGGACCAGCCGAAGGGCAGGAAGGTCAAAATCTCCGAGAGGGTGTCGCTCCATGTGTCCTGCATGTCGTCCATGCAGCTCTGGACGAAGTCGGCGGCTTCGCGGTCCTTGTCGGTGTCTCCGCCGGGGCGCACCTCCCAGGTGGCCTGTCGAATGAGCGCCTCGATGGCGTAGAGGATGGCTCCGCAGGTGTCGTCGTTTTCGCTCATCTCTCGGTATATCTCGATGCCGCGCTTGCCCTGCAGTTCGCGCAGGAATTCCTCGGAGAAGATTCCCGCGTATCTGCGCTGACCTATCGCGCCGTATTCTTTCATCGCGCTGGGCATGGGTTGTGTCACCTCCAGTAGCTTTCCCTGTCGTTGCCGTAATCCGGAGGCGGCGCGGACATTGATTCGTTGTCCATGACGGGCCGCATGGCATAGCGGCAGCTGTCGATGGTGTGGTTGTCTTTGTCAGGAACGTCGGGCAGGAAGTTTCCCTGCCGGTCGCGCGTGTATTCGTACTGCCGGAACTCCCGCGCGATGTTGGGCGTCCGTGCCGGGTCGACGACGATCGCGCCCAGGTTCTGAAGCCAGCGGATCCCGTGCTCGACGCTGCCGGGTCCCTTCTTTACGCCGACGGCGGTCACTCCGCGCTGCCGCAGCTCTGCGATCATCCTCGGGTCTTCGCTGTCGGCGTAAATGGTGCCGCCCTGCGACAGCTCTTTGACCTTCACGGCCAGCGTGTCGGTCAGCGTGTGGCTACCGTAGTATTCCGCGACGGCGTAGAGCCGCCGGGTCCCTCTGCTGAAGCCCCAGCGCGTGAAGGCGTCCGGGTCCACGGCGAAGCCGAAGTCCAGGCCGTTGTGGAAGGCTTCGAGGGCGTCCAGCTCTTCGTCGGTGATCGTGCGCAGCTCCAGGTTGTCGAAAACCTGACCGCCGGTGCCGGTGATGTTGCCGAGGTATTCGTTCTCGTAGGCGCGGGGGTTCGTCTTTCGCAGTGCCTCCGCGTCGGCGAGGAATTGGTCGCCGAGCCATTCCCTCGGGACGTCGAGGTAGGTCGATTCATGAACCATCCGTCCGTCCGTGGGCTTCATCCCTTCCGCGTTGACCCATGCCTGGGCGCTGCGCGGCGGGTTGTAGCTGTAAAAGGTGACGCCTCTCTCGACGCCTCGGAAGGCCGACTGCTTTATGACGCGGATGTCCTCCATCCCGCGGAACTCGGAGAGCTCTTCAAACCAAAGGTATTTGAAGTAGCCGCGGTCCAGCTTGATGGATTTGCTCTTCATCGGGTCGTCTGCGCCTCTGAACAGGATTCGCTGCCCTGTCGGCGCGTAGATGATTTCGAGCGGCGACCGGTAGAACTTGAAAAGGTGGGAAACGCCGAGGACCGATATCGCCCAGCCCAGCTGCGCGTAGACGGAATCCTTGCATGTGTTGCCGACGCGCCGGTAGGCGATGGCGTTCGCGTCCGGGTCCCGGAGCATCCCCATTATGATCATAAGCGAAATCGCGGAGCTCTTCGCGCTGCCGCGTCCGCCTCGAAGCCAGTATTCCGTGTGGCGGTCCTGCTTGAAGTCGTCGTACAAATCCCAGAAGGCGCGGGACATGTTCCGGTATGTGGATACGCCTCGACCGCTCACGGCTCATCCTCCGTCGGCCTGACGTCGTCGATGATCGGGCGCATGTCCGTCGGGCCGTGCTGCTGCTGTGCCTGCTGGAATTGGACGCGCTCTTTTTCGAGCTTCAGCCGGTCCTTGTCCAGCTGGGTCCGGGCGTCGATGTACCCTCCGTATTCCAGCAGCATCTCGATCGCCTTGAAGTCGCCGTTCATCGCCTTCTGCGCCAGCTGCAACATCGCCAGCAGACGAACGTCGGGCTTCAGCTCAGGGTCCAGCCCCATCTTTGCCAGCGAGGCTTGGGTCTGGGCGGGCAGCGTCGGTATCAATTCCAGCACCATCTTCGCGGTCGCCTTCGTGTCCCTTTTCCGCCTCCGGGCCTCCCCTGATTTGATGCCGCCCTTCCGCGTCATCTCGCGGAGTTCTTCCGGGGTTCTCTGGCTGTTGGGGATGAGGTTGTCGGTTCCGTCGTGGCGGGGCATCCTTCATCCCCTCCTCTCATGCCGTTTTAACGCATTTTAATTCGCTGTAAGGTGCCTGTGCCTCTTTCCGCGAGTGTTTGGTCGCCATGTCTCGCTCATGGCGCGTCAGAAGGGCAAATAGGCGGACGCCGGTGCGGTGGCGTTTCTCTGACCGCGGACGCGGTTGGCTCGGTTCATGGCGTAGAAGCTGTTATTGAGCCGCCGGTTCATCGCGGCGGTGCCGTTCTTCAGCTTCGTCCCTCGCCCTCTGCCTCTGCCTCGGGAGTTGCTGCTTCCTGATCCGCTTGCCATTGTCTCTCAAATCCTCCCCTCTGCGTTGATGTCGTCGGTGTCGTCGTCGTCTTCCCAGATGTCGGCTGCTTGGATGGTCCGCCATGCCTCCATGCCCTCGATGCGGTGAAACTGATTCCTCGGAGCGTTGTGGTTGATGGTCCCGAACTTCGAGGCGATTTCCTGGATGATGGCGGCGTTGAATTCGTAGATGTCCCGTCCGCGCTCCACCATGACCTGCTCGATGCTGTTGCTGCTTCGCAGGTTGGCGCTGCCGTGGATGGTGAGCGTGTTCCCGTAGGCGGTCTCGATGGCGATGACCTTCGCGTGGTATCCTCCGAAGGCGATCTGTGTCTTGTCGGTTCCGTCGTCGAGTTCCTGGTACATGTATGGGACGAGGCTGTATTTCTCGTGGGAATAAAAATAGCCGGAGAGGATGATGGTCAGCTTCTCCAGCTCGGGGCAGGCCAGCATTACGTTTTTGAGGCTGTCGATGTTTTCCTGCGAAATGCTCAGGCTGCAAATATAGATTTCCCTGGGGATCATGTTCCTGGCGGTCACGAGTGCTTCGACGATGTCGCCGAAGATGAAGTTGCCCGAGACCCAGGCGAAGGTCCGGGCGTTTTCCCGCAGGTCGATCTGCTGGGCGAATTTCTCCGCGCTCTCGTAGAGCACCTTGTGGGAGATGTCCCGGACGTCGATGCGCGGCTGAAGGATTCGTTTCTGCGCTTTCGATTCGTCGAAGAATCCTCCGCTGGCGGTGTCGAAGATCTGAAAGTCCGAGAGGTCGAAGTCGAGCTCCGCGTCCACGTCGTTCATGTTGATCAGCGGTGCCAGGTGGGCGTCGAAGGCGATCTTGTTTTCCTCTTCCTCGGTGAGCCTCGACGGCTGTTCCTTTTTCTTCTTCCTGTCGTCTGGGGCCGGTGTAGTCGATGGTCCCTGTGCCGGTTTGAGCTTTGGCTTTTTCTCTTCTCCGTCTCTGTACTTGATTTTCTTTTTTGCCATGTGGGTGTGTTCTCCCCTCTGTGTCTGAGTCTGAGTCTGGGTCTGTTTCCTGCTTCTCTTTCTCTTTATACGTTATTACGCCACTACACACACCATACGGTAAAATATATATATTTATAAAAAGCGTTTTGTAATTCTAAACTGTCGCTCCCCCATGCTGCCCTGTGTTTTCCCTGTCCAGGGCAACAAAAAAGAGCAGCCGCTCTCCGCTCTTCCCGTGTGCCTTGTGGGGGGGAAGATGCGGGAGCGTGGGCTGCCCGATGAAAGGGGTGGGTGTCGGTGTGAATCCGCGAGGGCGATGCGCGATCTCGTCTCCGCGTCTCTCGACAGTCTGAATTGTAGCACAAAATTTCCGGGGCGGCAAGTACCGAAACCTGCCAAAAAACGTCCAGTTTCCTGCCAGTTTCCGTCCACTCGCCTTTTTCGCTGCCGGTTCACTCCATGATTCTGCACATCTTGTCGAGGGCGGTGTCCGATAGGTTCCGCAGGGCGTTTTTGCTGTAAAGCATCTCGAAGCGGTTCTTGTATGCCTCGATCAATTCCCGCCAGAACATTCCGTCGATGAACTTCCGCTCGGCGACGAAACGCTCCCGGTCCGTCAGCCCTTCCATGGCCGAGTCGACGAGGGTCACGGTGATGCGCTTCTTTGCCAGCTCCCGTTTCTTCGCCCTGATCTGCTTCTCGACCTGGCGGATGTGGTCCGGGGTGTAGCCTGCTGCGAAGAGCGCACCGAGCTTTCCGGTCGGGTCGCTGACGGAGGTGCCGCGGGGCATGTCTGATATGACCTGTGTGATAGAGACGGCGTCGTCGACCATTTCCGTCCGGAGTGCCTCTGCCATTTGTTCCAGCTGCGGGATCTCGTTTTCCAGATACGCGCACCGAGCCCGGTCCTCCCGGTAGCTCTGCAGCATCTGCTTGACGGCTTCTTTCTGCATGGCCTCTCAACGTCACCCGCTTTCTGTCTGTCTGTGTGCTTCGCCGATGTCAGAACGGGAGTTCATCGTCGTCGACCTCGGTGAACTCTCCGGGGTTTCCGGAAGGTTCCGGAGGCGGCGTCGGTCCGGTGTCGCCCGCGCCCTGCTGGCGCTGCCCTCCGCTCTCGCCCAGGAAGGTCAGGTCCTGGAGCAGGACCTCCATCTTGAACCGCTTCTCTCCGTTCTCGTTCTCGTAGGTGTAGGTGGTCAGCGTACCGACGACGCCGACTCTGCTGCCCTTGTGCAGCCACTTCGCGCAAGCCTCGCCCTGTTTCCCCAGCGCCTTGACGGGGATGAAGTCGGCCTTGCTGTTTCCGTCGCGGTCCTTCGGTCGGTTGACCGCGACCGAGAATGTGCAAATGCACAGCCCTGATTCGCTGGTCCGGGTCTCGGGTTCTCTCGTAAGGTTGCCGATGCCCTCCCACTTGTTCATGCTCATTGTCTCTCTGTTCCCTCCGTTCGTTGTCAGCGTCCAGTGCTGCCAAAGCCAGCCGAGCCGCGCTCCCCGCCTTTGATCTCCGTCGCCTCTTCCGGTTCATCGTATACTATCCGCGCGGTTACCAGCTGGGCGATCTTGTCTCCGCGCTTGACGTTGAAGTCGTCGTTTCCGAGGTTGAACATGTGAATCATGATCTCCCCGTCGTAGCCCTCATCAACGGTGCCAAAGGTCAAAATATCCCGGCTGAACATCAATCCCGATTTGGGTCTGATGTCGCCCATGATCTCATGCGCCAGCTCGATATGGACGCCGGTGTGGAAGGTGGCGCTCTGCCGCGCCCTCACGATGCCGTCCTTTATCGCTCGGATATCCAGTCCGGCGTCGGTGGGGTGGGCGCGTGTCAGCTTGTACGCGCCGTCATCGTACTTGACTCTCAATTCGTCATTCCTCCTAATCCAATGGCCATCGCTGTCAGCCACTGTGTAATCTCCATGGCCTGCTTCTCGGTGAAGCCTGCCTTTTGCATAGCGCCGAATACCGAGAACATCATCTTCGCCAGCCTTGCCGGTTTCTTGAGTGTCTGGGCGAGGTAGTCGGCGGATTTCTGCTCGATCTCGTTCCCGCTGCCCATCAGTACACCTCCGCCCTCTGCCTGCGTTTCTTCGTGCGCGTCATCTTCATCGCCCTTTTGGTCTGGATCCAGCGCGGGTGTCCCTTTGCTCTCCATCCAATCAGCAGCGCGGCGAGGAGTCGCCGGTCTGCCTTGACCTCCATCGACAGCTCGATCGGCTGCAGGAAGGATGGGAAGCGGACGTCACCCGCCGGTCCGGGTCCGGGCGTCGTCGCCATGTTCTCGAAGCTGCATTCCTTCACGTCGAACAGCGTCATGCCGTCCGCGCTGTAAATTCTGCCGGGTCCGCGGAAGTCGATGTGTGGTGATCTCTCCAACGGCTGCGCCTCCTCTCAAATCGTGAACTCTTCCTCGAAGCAGTCCACGCCTGTCTCTCGCTTGCATCGGTCGATGATGTCGCCGGTGCTGATTTCCTCGCACATGATTTCCTGGATCCGTTCGAGGAGCCGCAGGCCGCGGTCCTTCCCGAATCCGAACAGGTCATGTGCGGCGATCGCGGCGGCGCTGTAGAAGAATTTCTGCTGGAAAGGCAGCAGCTTGTCCACGTATTCTTTCGTGGCGTCCTTCCGTCCGCGCTCGTAGGCGTCTGTCAGGTCCTGCTCGGTGATGCCGTTCTTCATCAGGCGTTCGCGCACCGCCTGCTTCCTGGCCAGCTGGTCCCGCTTCCATGCCGGAACCGTCGCCAGCCCTTCCGCGCTGCCGGTCAGGTCGGCCAGCTTCATCTCAGCCTCCGCCTTTTTCATCAGCAGCAGATTCTCCCGTGTGTCCAGCTCTGCTGTGCTTTTGTTGTATTCCTGCATCGTCATCCTTTTGGCGATCAGGTGGCGCTTCTTCGCGCTCCGCTTGCTCACTTGTACACCCTCCCCGTTTTTCTGTCTCTGACCTCTATCCTGGCCAGCAGGTCGAAGCCCGCGAGGTCTATCGCTGTTTTAAGAGTTTTAATCAGCCTCTGTGCCCTTTGGTCTGCCGCGTCTGTCTCTTCCTGCATGGGTGCCAGCGCGGCGTAGGCGGTGGGGTCTGCGTAGCCCTCGGGGTTGTGTGTCGGGATTCCTCCCTTCGGTTTTCTCATCCATTCCTGCGCCTCCCTCCGCTGTTATCTGAAAAACGTGTAGGGCGGGCAGGCTCCGCAGCCTCGCATCTCGTGGCAGGTGCCGTTGTGGTACTGGCACATCGGGACGAGGAATCGCCTGATCTCGGGCGTTGCCTCTCCGGCCAGCTTCGCCATGCCCTGCATGATGGCGCGGGTGACCGGCGCGGCCTGGGCGCAGAGGCGCTTGTTCGCCATCACCATCAATTCCTCCGCGTTGATGTCGAGAATCATATCGACGGGGGAGCAGCGCGGGGCGGCGTCGCCGTCGAGCTTTTCCTGCCGGTCGTTGCGCAGGCTGCTGACGTAGGGCTGGGCGTGGACGTGTCGGCAGAAGTGCACCGACGTGTTGCTGGGGATGCTCGTGAACTCGAAGGAATAGACGGCGCGGCGGATGGGGCTGTGCCTCGCTTCCAGGATGGCTTCGATCCACTCGGAGGTCGGTATCTTGCTCCGGTGCTTTCCTGCCGTGATCAGCGCCCGCCGGTAAACTTCCATCCAGTCGTCCACGTCCGGGTATTCGATCAGCGCGATCGTGGTGCTGCCATGTTCGTGCTCGACCGTCGTCCTGTACTCTTGATCCAAGTCGATCATGCCTTTTGCTCCTCTCTCTTGTTTAACATCTCGACGGTGGGTTTGATCTTGTCCTTCGTCAATCCCCCGCGGTAGAAGTTCGTCTTGATCAGGTGTGGCGTGATGCCGTATTCCTCGTAGTCGGGGAATGTGTCGTCATCCAAAACCGCCCAGCCTTCGACGGGTCCGTGGTATGTAAGCCAGCGCCGGATTCCCTTCCCGCGCTCGGGCGGCGTGTCCTCCGTGGTGAAGCCCATGATCTCGATGTTGTGCTGGCGCAGCTTGTCGATCAGGTAGCGAAGCGTTCCCGGCTGCCATGAGGTCCCCCAGCTGTGCTTCCACGTCGAGGTCAGCACGATGAAGGCTCCGGTCTGCCGGACGATCTCCGCGAGGCAGGAGACCTGCGCCCATTCGACGCCGAGGATCCCGCCCTGGGGTTTCCCGCCTCCGCGGCTGCGGTCGGCGTTGAGGACGCCGTCGACGTCCAGGAATAAAACGCGCATCGGCTTTACACCTCCAGCAGCTTCCTGATGCCGTCGATGGTGTTGTCCCACTTCGCGGCCTTCCGCGCTGCCGCGTCGAGGACGATCTGCTTCCTGCGTTCGCAGTAGGCGAGGACGGCTTCGAGGGCTTCCCTCGGGTTGTACTGTAGCGACCCGCCGTTCTTTTTGACCGGCTTGGTATTGTACAGCGCCTCGCTGACGTAGTTCTGCGCCAGACCTGTCTGCTGGCTGATTTCGT